GAAGGACCTGAGCACTTGAAAGGGGAGGAGTTTATTTTTGGATTCTATGATTACAATACTCTAACCAATGTGAGAGCGAACCATGAGAATGATAAAATTGAAATTGTGAAAATGGCTCAATCTCAATTATCATTATTTTAAATAAATATCAACTTAACAACCAATCATTATGATAACAGAAACAACTTACTCCGAACATGATCTTGAAACAGGAAAATGTACTTCATGTGGTGAACAATCGAATGAAATCCTTATTGGCGATGGCCGATGCATTGATTGTATAGAATCAGAAGAGTTTTATGAAGAAACAATGAAAGGATTATGAACCAACTACCAGCCCTATTCTCCACGCCCATGGTGCAAGCCATACTGGAGGACCGAAAGACAATGACCCGACGTACACGCGGGTTAGAAAGAGTAAATAAATGCCCAGATGAATGGACAATCACATCAGATACAACTAATAAAGGAATTTTATTCTTCAATAAAAGTGGATTTTCAGAAAGAATGAAACCACAATACCAGGTTGGGGATCATATCTGGATTAAGGAAGAATATTATGCATCAGGTTATTGGGTTACAACCGGTGAAAAAACTAAGACGGGTAAACCTGAAAAAATGTTTGTAGATAATACATTGAATGTTATTGACCAAACTTATTTTTACTTCGATAGTAAACCCGATTCATTTAGAATTGATAGAAATACAGTAAGAGGAAGTTGGTTTAAACGATCGTCTTTATTTATGCCTAAAAAAGCCGCTCGCATTTGGCTAGAGTGTACCGGCGTAAGGTGTGAGCGCCTGCAGGATATTACAGAAACCGATGCAATAGCCGAGGGAATTTTAAAAGGAGAATCCAAATTTATGAATTATCACACTAAAAAGTTTGAGTTCATAAACGGAAAATATTCATTTTATTCATTATGGGTGAAAATAAACAGTGAGGATTCATATTATTTGAACCCGTGGGTATTTATATACGAATTTAAACGAATTAACCCATGAAACAACTACCCAAAGGATTTCCAACCCATACGAAAGATATTACCGGCAGACAGATATGTTTAGGGGATAAAGTAACCTACGATTTTGACGACAACACATCTTCCTTCGAAGTCGTGTTTGAAGACAACGCTTTCCGAAAGAAATATAGAGGTTGGGATCGGACATTAGAAAAACCGATTTTAGAATATGGTAATCGAGCCAAAGCAATGAGATTAAAATTGATAAAACCTGCAACAACGCAGGAAATAATCAATAAAGTAAAAACAAATTTACAATTAATCAACCCATGAAAACCCCAATCACCTACTACGGCGGAAAACAAGGTCTGGCCGATACAATAATCAACATGCTGCCGGCTCACAAAATCTATTGTGAGCCGTTTTTCGGAGGTGGTGCCGTATTCTTCCGCAAGCCGAAAAGTTATCTGGAGGTAATCAACGATATCGACGATCGGTTAATCAACTTCTACCAGGTAGCGCAAAACAATTTCGAGCAGCTTGAGATATTGATCAGTCAAACGTTGAACTCCGAGCGCATGTATCTGGCCGCAAAAGATATTTGGAATAATCGCGTGCCGGCAAGTGATGTCGAACGTGCGTGGTCGGTGTGGTTGATTACAAACGGCAGCTTCGCCGGATCAATGCACGGTGGGTGGAAATGGTCGAATAGAACTGGAGGAAGCCACACCGGCGTTTATATAAAGAATAAACGCGCAAGTTTTGATGCAGAGCTTCGCGATCGGTTACAAACGGTACAGATATCCTGCAGGGATGCTATCAAGGTAATACGCGAACGCGATACACCCGACACAGTTTTTTATTTGGATCCACCATACCCCGGATGGTATAATGGTCACTATACCGGGTACACTCACGCTAATCTATATGAATTACTGCAGGCACTTTCCACCATTCAAGGCAAATTTATATTGTCCAACTATTGGAGTCAAACTCTGCGATATCACATTGCCCGGTACGGTTGGCAGTTCAAGCGCATTGAAGTATTGCTGAAAGTGGCGAATACCGGATCTACCCCGGCAAAAACCCGAACCGAAATTCTGGTGTGGAACTTCGATCAACCAAAAGATCTATTCTCGTAATGTAATACACAAAGATACTAAATAAATGCAAGACACACAATGTTTTGCATTTATTTTTCAAACTATTTTCAATCCACCACCACCCGAAAAGATTACCCCACGCGGCCCTCTATTGCTCCCCATGCTCCTGGCATCGTTCGTACAAGCTGTGTGACTGCTTACCGACTGTCCGACACCGACTCACTCACATATATATTATATTAATAAAAAATAAGTTTTAATAAATATAAATTTTATTGTAACATGAACGAAGAATCTAAACACCTAACCTACCACATACCACAATCGTGGTTAATTAGCTGAAATTCAAATATAAATATGTGGTAGGTATCTGCAATTATAACAATTACCACACATCACCACAACCCACCACAAAACAAACCTACCACAAGCCTACCACACTATAACGAGTTTATATACTGCACATTAAAACTTGTGGTATGTGGTAGGTTACTTTTTATTCGATGAAAAAAAACAGAAAAGCAACCGAAAATCAGCCAAAAAATAACACTAAATATTTGATTATTAGAAAATTAAATTGTATTTTTACTATCGAATATACTCTTTTTTAATCAAAACATTAAGCACAATATTATGATTTCAGTCAAAATAACTATAAAACCACATCTGGCCGAGTACTTGATTGGTAAATACAACAATCATGATACGTCAAATCCAATCCAGTTTTCGGATAATCTTGATCTATACCATACTATTTACGATTTGTCGGAACGTTGCCCGGCCAATGTCAGACAAATAGATGTCGGAAATCTTTGGTTCTATCTTCCCGAGCGGGAAAATGGAAAATCAACACAGGTATTTAATTACTTCGGTCGCCGATCGGTTGAATTAATCGAAGAACGAATCGAAGCAAAATTCTGGGCCGATATCCACGACTACATGGATTATGAAAAACACATGAATGGAGTCGACTTCAAAGACTCCGCGCATATATTCATGACAAAATATGGCATCGAATCTATAACGATAGATGCATTACTTAAAAACTACCAACGGTGGCGCGATAAATGCCGAAATCGGAAAAAGAGGAGAAGATATAGCTCCAATAAGGTTAAATAATGTCAAAAAACAGGTGCAAAATCACTAAGCAAGTGGCGTCTACAGTCCTTTAAATCACTGAAAAACGTCCGAAAAACGTCCGAAAAGCGTCGGAGTGTACACAAATAATTGATTAATAATAGATTAATATGAAAAAATATGTAATTTGTAACTATCTTGATTACGTTCATACCGCGGATGTAGAGTCCGACGACGATGGCGTGATCACATTGAATTCCGGTGCATCGTTCACTCGAATATCATCGAAAAGTAAAATTGTTTATCAGAGCGACACCGAAACCCCGTCGGCTGGCGCAATTCTGAAAGAAGTTGTTACTGTTGTTGCCGATGTTGCCGATGTATCCGATTTATTTAACCGAAAAGAAAATTATATACTTCGGTTGTATAATGCCGGTGAAATAATCATTGTCGGGTCACAGAACTATCCCGTACGAAAAATTTACTCAGACAATAAAGTAACAGCCACCATCACTTTTACCCGCCAGTCCGCATTATAATTGTCATTTCGCTGACATTATATAATAAGTAACATTGCACTATAAATTTATAGTGCAATGACAAACCTACTCACCGAACTCACATCATCACCACTTCTTTTGGCCGAATCGGCCATCACCGAAGCCGAATTACTTATTTCACGGCTTATTTCATCATCACATTATACCGGCGATAAAAGCATCAAGCCAACCATGCCAAAATTGCACCCAAATATGATCTGTTCAGATTGTATGGACGATTGCGACGACAACGGACCATTTGCCGGTTACGAAGATGGATCTGTGGTTATTCTACCCATTATAGGCATGATGATGAAATATTCCGGGATAGATTGGGATGCCTATAAATATATAATGGGTATGGATTCAATTGCCAATCTTATTCGGCAGGCAGATGCAGCTTCCAATATTGCAGGTACCGTTTTGCTTTTTAATACACCAGGTGGAACTACCGATTCTATTTTTCAACTCGAAGATGCCATGCGCAACCGTACCAAACCAAGCATTGGGTTGATTGATGGCATGTGCGAATCGGGTGGAGCTTATGCTGCTTCATTTTGCAATAAAGTTGGCGCAACCAATAGAATGTGCAAATGGGGATCAATCGGAACCTTTGCACAATTGATTGATCAGAGCAAAATGCTCGAAAATGCCGGGGTTAAAATCATATCCATTTATCCTCCAGAATCAAAATTTAAAAATCTTCCATTTCGTGAAGCTTTAAACGGAAACGATAAACCGATGATCGATGAATCTCTAACCCCTTTTGCACTTCATTTCCAAAATATAATAAAAGAAGGTCGTCCAAAAATTGATCAATCGGTAGAAGGTATTTTGGAGGGGCGCGAATTTTATGCCTACGATGCAATAACATACAAGGCTATCGACGGACTTATGAACCTAAACCAAGCAATTGCTGAGGTTCAAAACATAGCAAACACAAACAAAAGTATTTACTCACAATTAAAATTTTAAAAAAGTATGAAAAAGTGGCAAAAACGTTTTATGGCGTTGATTGTAGCTCTTGGCTACTCTGAGCAAGTTAAAGCAGGAACTTTAACAGCAGACGAACAAAAGCTTATTTTCGCTAAGTATGAGGAAACTCACAACATCACATTTGAAGCAGATCGCGCTTTGGATGAGCCTGCCGAAATGGAGCAAACTCTTTTATCAGCGGAAGACATTGCTTCAATAGCAACTCTTTTGAGTGTAGAACCAGCAAAGGCTCCACAAACAGCTCCTGCAGCTGTACAAACCTTAATCACTACAGCTCAAAACCAACAGCAACAGATTGCAGCATTAGCTGCCGAACCGGAACCTGTTCAGGTACCCGCTGTACAAGCATCTTCGGCAGCTGGATCTTCTCGTATGTTGGCAACTGTATTAGGCAAAACTGCTCACACAGCTACTCACCTGTTTGGTTTGGAAGCTCCGATGTTTGCCCGTGGAAAATGGTACAACGAAACATTTATTACTCGTAAACCTCATGGCGAAAATCTAAGCGAGGGAGATAAAGAAATGTTTATTACAGATTTCAAAGCATTTGCCGGAACTGTACGTAATCGTATGGCTTCGTTGGATGCAAGCAATCTGCTTGGGGCATTGGATTACAAACAAATGATTGCTGGCGAAAGCGGAATGGATTACTCCGGCTTAGATGATGCCGGAGCTCCTGAATATTCTGTACGTCGTACCGATTTGATTCTGGCATACTTCCGTACCATTCCGTCAGTAGCTTCCATATTCCCTGTTGTTTCAAATATCCAAAATAAGGAATTTGCACCAACCGCTAACTTTGGTGAGCTTTCTCAGGGATATCGTTCTGGAGATAATTTCAAAGGAAACGTAAATTTTGCAGCCGAAGTGTATTCAGTTATCGATCTTGGTTTCAAATTCAAGTTTGAAGACATGATCAAGTTAGAAAAACTGTATATCGGTTATCTGAACCGCGAAGGATCCAACCCAATCAAGTGGACATTCATTGAATGGATTTTGGTTTACTTTGGTCAGATTCTACTCAACGAACAAAATCGTCGTCGTGTATGTGGTGTTCGCGTTCCATTGCAAAACGTAACTTCCAACCCTGCTCTTTTAGGTGCTGATGGTGCATTACGTGCTATCGAACGTGTTGAAGAAGATTTGAAAATTCTTCCTTTCTCAGAATTAGGAGTGTACGATCACACTTCGATGTTAGATGTTTACGAAACTTTGTGGGACAATACCAACGAAGTAGTTCCGGACATGACCGGGTATCAAATCTATGGTAATGCCCGTCACAAACAATGGTACAAACGTGCGTATAGGGCCAAGTACCAATTGGCAGATGACTTTACCGGATCAACCGGAAACGCATTGGTAGACCTTTCACCTGATGCAATTGTATGGGTACCTAATATGCCAATGAATTGCTTCAAAGTTTGGATCACGTTGCCTAACAATGTAGAAAACTACGAAGACAAACCAATGGAAATGTTGGCATTCAATTACCAACAATGGATGGAAACGCTTATCGCATTTTCGCGTTGGAAAGAAGGTTCAGGAGTACTTCGTGCCGGAATTAAGTACAAAACAATGGCTGATCAATTGGCTGCAAACCGTGAGTTCCAGTGGATTTTTACCAACTTCCCTGCTTCCGATTTAGCATTGGCTGATTCAATTTCGTTCAAGGCAAATACCTTGTTTGAAATTACAGGTAACACACCGGTTACAACTGTGACTAATTTTAGTCATGAGTTTGTATACAAATTAGTTGCCACCGATGCATTTGCAGGATGTAAACTTGCTAAGTCAGGGGTATTCTCTACAATAGGTTCTGATTTCGTACCAGCAGCAGCTGGCGACTACATCAAGGTGTATGCTGAACTTCACGATGTGACGGAAACTGTCGACGGTGAAGCTAAAATTGTGACTAAACCGACAGGAAAATTCTTGGAACTCGAACGTAAAGTGACAACTGTCTAACATATAATTCAGGTGGCTTCGGCCACCTGATAGTTATTCACCCTTAAAAACTTAAATAATATGTTATTCGATATAACAAAAAATAATAACAACAATGAAAAAAGCACGTCGATTAAATATCGTGCTTATATAGCATTGTTAACTGATGTTGATATTGATAATTTCCCGAAAGCCGTCAATGCTACCATTTCCACCAATGTATTGTTGGCCGGAAAAACACATAAATACATTGATTGCCGGGTAAACACAATTAAGCCATCTACAGCAGCTGGTTCTTCTCCTTACGAAGGTAAACAAACTGTTGCACTCACTTTGGATGGTATTAGTAAACCGACTCTTCAATGGGTATATGCTAATCTGGGTCTTGAAGTCGTTCTCATTTGGGAGCGTTGTTCAGACGGACAGAAATTTATTGCCGGTTCACCATGTTCAAGTGGATTGACAATTAAACTGAAATCCATTGGTGATGTGAGCAATATTGCTGGTGTAGAACTTTCGCTCGAAGGTGGTGATTGTCCTGAACCATTCTGGTTCTACGATGGTCCGATCATTCGTGAGGATCCTCTTACTATTCAACTAGCAGACGGAACTACATTTGGATTGGGAGTTATATCCCTATATCTACTTACGGACAATGCAACAGCCAAAACACTGACAGATATCACAGGTGTGACAGATGCCGATGTGGGTCGTATCATTGAGTTGCAAGGTGCCGGGGTTGTATTCCCGACTGTAATCAATAACTCAGATAAATTCATTCTGAAATCGGGAGTATCATTCTCAGCTAAGGTTGGAAATTCAATTTCGTTTGCAATTACAAAAACGGGTACCGGCTACGCTTTCTACGAAGTGTATAGATCATAGGTTTATTAATTGTATAAAAACTGTAGAGACACACAACCGTGTGTCTCTACTATAAAACACAAAATATGAAAAAGCAATTAACCATATCCGAAAAAACAAAGGCCTCGCATTCATTGCGGGTACAGGAGCATTTTTATACAGACCTGAATCTGTTTAAAAAACACTTTCCATTGTCACATCTCAACAACGAACTTGCCCGTGTCAACCGATACAACATAGATCGTCTGCATGGTCAGATCATTTATTCACTGTTGGACAAAGTTTCTCAGGACGAAATTGAAGCAAATAGGCTGACTAAAGAGGAAGCAGTTACTGCAGAATTAAAAGCGAAAGAAGCTGCTGAATTGAAAGCCAAAGAGGAAGCTGACGCTGCAGAATTAAAAGCGAAAGAAGATGCTGAACTGAAAGCCAAAGAGGAAGCTGATGCTGCAGAATTAAAAGCGAAAGAAGATGCTGAACTGAAAGCCAAAGAGGAAGCTGATGCTGCTGAATTAATAGCGAAAGAAGCCGCCAATATAAACACTGATGAAACTAAAGAAGAATCACCAGTCGTAGAAAATGAAAAAAAAAGCGACAAAAATCTGACGAATTCCCAAGAATAGCCTGGTCGAACAATACCGATCCAGATATTCAAACATGCATTCTCCTGTATGATGAACGAGTAAACACTTACCGTCGCATGCAGGAGATTGATGTTTTAATAGATGAGCATACTGATCTAGCACTTGAAATGGTTGAGTGCGATATCCGCAATCAATCCGCACACCGGGAACTACAATCCTACAATGACACTGGTGCATTTTTGTACATTCACAGCCTCACACGCTCCCGTAAGTTTTCAAATGATCAATATACCGAACTAGCCAATTTAAAGGCTGAGAATCCAGCCGAATTTTTAAATCAGGTAACCAACATTGTTCAGAACATTCGCCGCATCGAAAGTCAGATCCGGACAAAGAAATACAAATCGGATGAAGAACTTCAGAGTTGGGAGCTCAACCTTTCCCGTGCAAAAATCCGGCATGAGATATTAAAGCAACTTTTAAAATGATTAGAAGTTGGAATTTTCAATAAAATATGCGGTTTTACTTCAAAAAGTATCAGATTCAAGCAATCTGATATTTTTTTTATACATAAATGTCTAATAATCGGAACTATGATGTTTCTACGACTCAAACAAAAACGCAAAATGTCTCTGTCTCCTCCGTTCCGCTGAGTTTTGGATTTGTAATGCGAGAGTGCATGAAAAAAGGGATATATGATTAGGCTATTTATATCAGCAGGTTACGTATAGTTGCTCATATTGGGTGCTGAGATAGCAAAAATGTATCGCTTTTGGCTCATTAATACTTAGAATAGTCCTTTAACGACATGTATTAGTTGATTAGTTTTGCTCAAAACAAGATACATATAGTCGAAATTATGATAGAACATCTGCAAAAATTACCCATTGAAGTTGTAGAAAGATTCCTTGAAGTTCGGGATGCAAAGAAGACAGGCATACCGCCTGCACTAGCAGACTATATACTTCAAGTTAATGAAGCATCTAATTTGTTCAGACGCTACGCGTCTGTGTCTGATTGTGCCAAACGACTTCAGAAGTCATACACACACCTATCTATATCCGCATGTAAGACTCGTATATACGATGCAATCAACTACTTCAACTCTGATTGCTCAGTCACAAGTGAGGCATGGAACCTTTACTATGCTGATCAAATGATGAAGCTTTGGGAGGTTGACATGGTAGCACATGACTTTAAAGAAGCACGTACATGCTTAGAACGTGCCCGTGATTATCGGATTGCTGCATCTGCCAACACCATTAATCCAGATCGTATTAAGTTCAAACCGCAGATAGTATCAGCAGATATGCAACTAGAACGAATGGGTGTAAGCAAGAAGGGTGTACTGTCAGCATACGAGCAGGCATTGAGTCTTATAGAATCATTCGATATAAGTGGCAACGATAAGGGCAGACTCAAAGGAGAGGTTGAAATGGAATTGAATATTACTGATATACAGAAGAAATGAAAATAAAGAAGTATGCTCAGGATATATTCTTAACGGTTTATCTGACTGTTATTCAGATAAAGATAAAACTGTGCGATCCTACATTCCTTTTTGCTGAATTAGGGCGTGGATCAGGTAAGACAACACACGTACTTGCACCGCGTATAGATAGGATACAGAATGATCTTCCGGGTGCTGTTATTGTTTTGGCTGCTTCCACATATAAATCAATCCTTGAAAATATATTGCCCGGATTGATGGAATACTTTTATGAGAACTATGAGCGGGGTGTATATTTTGAAATAGGTAAGGAACCGCCAAAGCATTTCGCAAAATGTGAAACTTACATTGACAACTGGAAACATACAGTTTCTTTTGTCAATGGTTGTGTAATACAATTTGTTTCGTGCGACCGTCCTGAAAGTATGCTTGGTAAGAATGCTGCTCACCTATTAGTGGATGAAATGCTTCGAATTCCAGAGGATAAATTCACCGAACGTATTATTCCTGCATTACGTGCCAATCGTGCGAAATTTGGGCATTCTCATTACTTTATGGGAATAACCGGTATTTCATCAACCCCCAATTTTGAAACTGATAACGATTGGTTTACAAAATACGAAGCAAACATGAATCCTGAATTGATGGATTGTATTCAAGAAATTGCTTATGAAGTTGATCAGAAAAAAGCTGAATTAATCGTTGCTGAAAACAAGTTAGATCAACAAAAAATCAGTAAACTGACTAAATATATAGAAAGGTGGTCTAAGCGGTTGACCGAATTAAGACGTGGACAAACATTATACGTCCGAGCCTCATCATTTTCAAATATTAAAATATTAGGGCTTGACTATATCGTAAATCAGGTTAAAAACATAAAAGATACAGATCGGCTTAATACCTCAATTTTGGCCGTTCGAAAACATAAGGTGAAAGATCGTTTTTTCGGAAAATTCGGAAAAGAGCACACTTTTGATGACGGCTATACTTACGGCAATATTGATGATTTTTCCATCGATAAAGAATTTAAACATACATGCAAAAATCTGAAATATTGGAATAAGGATTTGCCGCTGATAATTGGATTAGATCCAGGACCATTTTCGAGCTTGATAATAGCTCAACGCAATAAACGAGAAAAGAAATTTCGTGTGATTAAAGATATGTGGGTAATTCACCCGGATCAGCATGAAGAAATGGCCAAACAGTTTGATGATTTTTTCCAAGCTCAACGAAAAACGGGTAATAAGTCCGTAATTTTTCATTACGACAGAGCCGCCAATCAGCGGGATCCTCATTATCGAAAATATTATCCATTGAAAGGCGATCTTAATGATACCGATGCCATATTACTCAAAACAGCACTTCAAAAACTAGGTTGGAATGTGACATTAATGAGTTTGGGTCAGCCTACAATATATTATCCCCAACATTATAGGCTATTGAATTTACTATTTGGAAAAAATGAAGGAAACCGTGATGATGTGTTGATTGATGAAAACGAATGTGAAGCATTAATTTCTTCTATCAATCATTCGCCCCTGAAACGTACAGAAGGACAAGTGGAACTGGATAAAAAATCAGAAAAGGAACTGGAGTATAAAGATCAGGCATATTACTCAACACAGCTGTCATCTGCTCTATTGTACCTTCTTTGGGGTGAATTCAGTAATCTGTTACCAGACTCAGAACGAAAGCAAATTTCGCCAATGGGTGCTGGAAATTATTCCGTTGGTTGATAATAATGTCCTTTAAGAGCTCACGAAAGTGGGCTTTTTTTGTATATGGAATTGAAAGAAAAGACAATTAGCGGTGCCGACGCTTTTATCCGGATCCGAAATTTAAAACTCATTCCGGGAGCTACTTTTTCCATTGTATTTATTACGTGCGATTTGGCTCGCAATGAATATGGGCAAATTCGAAAATATGAAAATTGTAGAATACGGCCAGCCATGAAAGGGGAGGGGTTGAGTGTAAATTCAGATCATTATTTATATTTCGAAGATACTGAAAGTGGAGATGCAAGGCAATGTTTTAAAAAATTGATCCGAAAAATAGCCTTTCCGCCAAACAATGAATTTCTAACCATAAAATGGTTTGACTAATAAAAAATTTAATCAACAAAAATGAAAAAAACGGTTTTAGAAAAAGATGTAAAAGTTGAATGGACAAATAACCATAGGGGCATTGCTAGATCACAATCTAATGTGTTGACGTTCGAAATTCAAGGTGTATCTGAGCGTGAAAACATTCTGACACGTGAATATCAAACAATTTACAGTAAATTTTCAACCGATCGTGTTTGCATGCGTTTGGAAGATTATTCTGTACCTCTTTGGGGGGATGGGCACAACCTTTACCCACAAGAAGTGGCAGCCGTAACCGGAGAACATAAATTAATCCCTCAATTAATTCAAAAACAAGTTGATTTTTTGTTTGGAAAAGGTCCGAGACTTTTTACAGAACGTATAATTGGGAAAGATCAGGATGCTCGTCGCGTTAGAGTACCTTATTACGATTCTAAAATTGAAGATTGGTTAAATAGTTGGGAAGAAAAAGGATATAATTCATTCTGGGAGTATATAACCAATATGTCGTATGACTATTACTTGGTTAAAACTTGCGTGTCAAAATACAATTTTAATAAAGGCCGCAGAATTGGCACAGCTGCTTCCATAGATGCGCTTAGCTATGTTGGATCGGATGAAGCCCGTTTGGCTGCGACTGGTGACTGGACTAACCGTCGTATCAAATCGGAAGATTGTCAATATGTAATAGTTGGTGACTGGTTATACATTTCAACTCACCAATATGATGTTTATCCACGTTTTGACCCTAAAAATCCTACCAAATATCCTGTATCAATTGCTTTCAACAGCGACAAATCATTCGCTAAATGGGTTTACGCCTATAACGATTGGTTTAAAGGTGCATCGGAATATATAAAATCGTCCAATCTGGCACCTAAATACACTAATTCATATTACAAAAATGCGCTGAATGCACACGTTCATGTCATTATCCCCGGTACCTGGTATATGCAGCAAAAATCCATTCTACAGGATATATGTACTCGGAATTTACAGGGAGATCCTGACACGCCACGTCAAACTGAATATAGGGGTGTGAAATTAGTGGATGACACCGGTAAGCCATTTCCATTTTACGAAGTAATGGTTGATGATTTGATTTCGTGTGAACTTCGCCGAATAACAAGCCTGATGAGTGGTGAGGGTAAAAATCAGGGAAAATTATACGCCACCACCCAATGGGGAGATACACCTTGGAAATTTGAAGATTTTCCCGGTAAGTTCAAGGAATTTATTGAGTCTATAAATAGCAACGATAAACGATCCGATCAGGTTGTGTTGGCTTCGTTGGGAATTCCGGGAGCAATCACCGGTGTTGATAAGGATGGTGTTATTTCATTGGCAGGTGCCGATGTCTATTATAACTACCTGTTATATGTTTCCACGCTCACATGGGACGAATATTTCATTCTTAAGGAGATTAATCGCGCTATCTGGATCAATTTCCCGTATGCAAAACAGCTAGGCTTAAAACTAGGATTTTGGATTGATATCCCCGCAAAACAACAGGACACTACACCAAAGGATCGGTTGACAAATACAGCAACGGCTGATCCAGTTAAACAATAATATCATGCTAAAAATACCATTTGTACGCACAGGATTTTCTTCAATATTAAAGAAAAAACTTTCCGGGGCTAACTTGACCCTAGAATTCGACAATCTTGAAAGCTCGTTGACGAAAGTAGGAGTGGAGATATCCGATCTTATCGGTCAGACTCTGTACAACAAACTTTGTGATGGTAAAGCTGCTGTTACCGTAGCTTCCGATGCTATTCCGGCACACGATGATGTTCCGGAAGTTCCGGCAGTCGAAGCCAATGTGGAGACTGAATTAAATGCTGAATTAACCGATTGCCTACAAAGTGCAATGTTAAACTTTGCTTTGTATGCGCATTCCATTTTTTTAATTGCCAAAATTGGTAATGATGGGATCACCATAAAAAAGACTGACAGCGAGACAACCATTTACAAATATCAAAAAGATGAGCTCGACAACAAATTGATTACCGATGCTTGGTTTTGGATGAACCAGCTAATAAAACTGTTGGATGCCAATGCCGCCAAAATTTCCGATTGGAAAGATTCTGAAAAACAAAAAGAATATGCAGAATTACCGATCAATATCGACGACTTAAAGAAATGGGTTGGTGTTTCAGATATTTATTTCGTGCTTAATGCCACATGGATTATCCGCGAAGTTTGGGCAGATTGCGTATTAAGCCGCAATAAATCATCTAAAAAAACAGACGATATAGCCCGTGCCGTTTGCTACGAAACCATGTATCGGGCCTGTTTGCGCCTTTCGTATTATTGCCTGCCGGAAACTATCCGCCTTGAAATAAACAACGAAATGGACTCCAAAAACAAAAAGGATCTACCAGAAAAATTCATCCGCGAAAAAGTGGCCTATCAATTTCAAGCTAAAGCCGAAAGCTTTTGGCGCGTAATGGATATCGAAAAATCAACCGATCCAACTGCAACCGGAATTTCATCTACTCAGGTTTACAAATCGCAGGGAGTAAAAGAAAGTGATTCATTCGCTTATTAAAAATAGCTAACCAATAAAAAATAACATTATGACATGCATTGTAGGATTTTTAGACAAAGAAAATGATAGAGTTATCATGGGTGCTGATTCTGCCGGAGTAGCAGGATCACTTATTATGGCAAGAAAAGACACTAAACTTTTTAAAAATGGTGATTTTATTATTGGATGTACATCATCATTTCGAATGATACAATTGCTTCGATTTTCATTCAATCCACCAGTTGTTAACGATAAAGACATTTACGAATATATGTGTACTGATTTCATCAACGAAGTTCGAAAATGCTTTACTGATGGTGGATTTATTCAGAAACAAAAAGATGGAGATGAAAAGGGTGGTAGTTTTTTAGTAGCATATAAAAACAGACTTTTCCAGATTGATGAAGATTTTCAAGTTGGTGAAAATATGGAAGTATTTGCTTCTGTAGGATGTGGAAGTGATTATGCATTAGGAGCAATACATTCATCTATCTCTGCATCTATCACAGCAGAGATGGCAGTATTAAAGGCTTTAGAAGCTGCTGAGCATTTTTCGATTGGAGTCTGTAAACCTTTCACATTTGAATCAACCAACCAATGAAAACGATCCACCTAAAACGATCTACAATCAACATCCCCGAATGTTGGGAAGATGTGCCACCTAAGCATATACCATTTGTTTTCCGCAATATGATATTGCTTTTTGCAAATGAAATTACACCATTTCAGTTTAAGCTCAATTTGCTTATAGAATTCACCGGTTACATGCCGGCGAAAACACGCGGGTTCTGGTTTGGGCTCAAACACTTTTTCTATATCATCTTTTATAGACTATTTTTAGGAAAAGAGCGATTTCGTGAAATGCTGGAGCATGAAGCCGAAACACAGGAAAACATCCAGTTCAATCTGATACAACTGGCTGAGAGATTTAATTTCGCATTTGAGCTAGAAGAAAGTAAGATCATTCCTAACTACTATTTTGCCCGAAACCCTATTGTTCTTTACTCAGATTGCGCCCCGATGTTCGATCGTGATGTAACCGTGGAAACAAATATAACCGCCAAACAATACACAGATTGTATGGATTTGCTTCAGGCATATAATGAATCGGGCGACGTCAATGTCAAGGCTTATTGCATGAATAAAATTATGTGTGTGCTGTACGGTTTTCCGATGCATGTGGTGAAGAAATTTTCCCCTGAAATACCATTTGGGGTGATGTATTGGTTTACCGGCATTATCAAGTTTTTTCGCGAACATTCAACCTACAGCATTCTGTACAGTCGCAAAGGAGGTGAAGATTTCGACCCCGATAAAATAAACCTGGGTTTAAGCGAAACTATGCTTTTCCTCGAAAAAGAAGGATATTCTTTTGTTGAAGATAAAACTATAATTGATTTTTTCAATGCTCAGATCAAAGCATTGAAAGATTCTATCAATAACGCGCTGGCTTCGGGCATCAAGCTTGATGAACTGGCACAGCGGACCGGATTAAGTATAACCGATATAAACAGATTAAGCAATGAATAAGCAGGATTACATCATTGATATTTACAAATATTTTTCACGGTTTGTTCCTAAAACCGTGCTGACCGATTTGTTTTCACAAACAACTGAAACTAAAAAAGAAGGTTACGACGAATTAGTTTCGGACATGCTTAATCAGTCTGACGACTTGGTGTTCCCCGGTATTGGTACATTTATCGTTTCGGCCGATCGAAAATACGTAGAGGATAAAATAAGTAATTCTAAAGGATTTGTTCTATTCGTCGAATACGGAGAATTTTCTTATAATCCGCTAACCACCGATGGAGTTAGTGAAAAAATAGGTATAAATCTTTGTCGTGATTTCAACTTTAGCAACAACGATAATCTAAACGAAGCCTTGCTGATGAACGAGTGTAACAATGTGCTGAATGCCATTTTGAACCAAATGCAGACGGATCAGACAGAACTCAATTCATGCGGGTATCTGAGTTTAATAAAATTTCCAGCTGATATTTATCCCATCGCACCCGAAACTTTTTATGGGCGAAGCGGTTGGGCGGCCATGTTTGAAAATTCAAAAGAAATATTATGACACTAGAAGAGAAACAACAGGAATTTATCGATATGTTCAACGATTTGGGCGAATGGAACAATAAATTTGATTATCTCATTTCGTTATCCGACGAACAACAACCCATGCCGGCACACATGGTGATACCCGAAAATAAAATACAAGGCTGTGTGAGCCAAACATATTTTTGCTGTACCTATCTGAACGACGTAGCACATATCTACGGACAGTCTAATGCCTGCATACCTAGCGGCCTTATTGCTGTGGTGAAAGAACTGTTTCAAGGCTATACACGACAGGAAATTCACGATACAGTAATAAAATTCCATGCTGCCACCGAACTATTACAACACCTAACCCCTGCACGTTCCGGGGCTTTACTTCAAATTCTTTCTCGTATCATTTGATTTGTTTCATTTTATTGGTTAATATGAAGAGATGCCTGGGCTGTGAAGTTCGGGCATTTTGTTTGTAATTATAAATATCGTTAATATCTAAAATAAATCTTGCTATTTACTTGCAAATGGTAGAAAATTGACTACCTTTGTATCGAGTTTAATAAACGAAAGCTCTTTGAAATATGAAGTATACTGAATTCCATCGTTGGCTTCGAAAGCACAGAGACGAATCTGAGCGTGATTGGGAGTGGACAGGAGAATCTTCAGGTAGCCATTATATCTACAAAGATAAAAATGGACTAAGATATCCTGTTCCTTATCATGGAGCTAAAGAATTTCCGGAAGGATTAAGAAAAAGAATTTTAAAGGATATGGGGTTTTAATTCCCATATCCTTTAAAAGGAAACTTAATATATTATCAACCCCACCTACGTTTGTACCAAACGAAAAAAAACAAACTTACATACAGAAAAAAAAGAACACAATTTTTTGTTAGACTAAATGATTAAATGATTAAATGACAAAAATGACTAAATGCAAAAATGACTAAATAGACAAAACAAACAATTATGAAGGCAATTATTATAAAAATAGAAAAAGGAACCGACCAATATGGTGCTTGGGCTGAAGGTATTCCTGGAATATACGGTGCGGGGGACACCGTAAAAGAAGTCAAAGAGAATATTTTGGAAGCTATCACATTATATAAAAAGTATAATGAAGATATTCCAGAGGCTTTAAAAGGAAATTATGAGATTAAATGGGAATTCGATACGGCTTCATATTTAGAGTATATTTCAGTAATTTTCACAAAGTCGGGTTTAGAAAAAATCACAGGCATCAATCAAAAACAATTAGGTCATTATTCTACAGGTTTGAAAAAGCCAAGGAAAACTCAAATTGAAAAGATTGATACAGGGATTCATAAATTTATGGATGATTTAATGCAGATTCATTTAGTGTGAATCCAAAATACTATATTAAAAGCCTCACAGAAATGTGGGGCTTTTTTGCGTTAATACTTTTTTATATCTTTGTAACTCATATTCATTACTAAAAATTATCACGTATGAAAAAAACTATTCTTTTATCTATTCTGTCTATTCTGTATTTTAGCAGTGCAAATGCGCAAGAACCTTTATCATTCTCAAAAGTAATTCAAGCTGATTCTGCGAAAAAGGAAATTATTTATTCTACAATTTTAGAATGGATCGGAACCAATTATCATAATGTAAAAAATGATTCTCAACTATCCGATAAAGATGCCGGTTATATAATTAAAGATGCATCCATTCCTTTTGTGAAAACTGGCTTTATGCAGTGCTATGGAGGATTTATTCATTATAAAATGAAATTTCAGATAAAAGATGGTCGATTCAAAATAGAGTTAAGTTCTTTCTCTCATGAGATAATTAAAAATAATTGTAGTTTTCAATCATGTATGGGGATGATAACTACCGCGGAAGAGAATCCTATAGGCGGTGGAATGAATAAGTCATCTAACAATAAAATTTGGAACGAGATAAAGCAAAAATGTCAATTAGAAGCAAATCAATTATTTGAAAAACTTGAAAAACTGAAATTTGGTTCTAAAAACGATAATTGGTAAATACCATGAGCAAAGAAAAAGAATATAAACCCTTTGATCTAACGGATAAGACCCCGCTGGATATCCTTTACGAATGTGGCCGTCACAATCTTCCCCCTATGCATGCCATTCGTCTACTTAGGGGCAATGTAAGCGAGAACTGCCTGCAGGAAACTGCACAGGCAATTGATGATCCAGACTCTCCCGAAATGCAAAGCTATGCTGATGGCGTGGCCATGGGCGAAGCCGAAATGAGTGCTTCACTTCGTCAATCGACTATCGACAATAAAAAAGATGCTTACAAAAGCATGAATTCCGAAGAACGGAAACGAGTGATCAATGAAGCCATTTCTCGTAATTTTGGAATATGTGAATAACAAAACTAAATAAATCGATTACGATGGAGTTAGATTTAATGGAAAGGAATGTATTGAAAGCAATTGAAATATCATCTGAATTTCGGATTTCAGATATAATAAAGGTGTATGAAAACGTTAGATCGTTTGATAAAACTATTTCAGTTTTGAAAAAATCAGTAAAAGACAATATACCATTATGTAATGCTATACAAAAATTGAATTTATAGAAGTAAGCAAAGTTTACTCATATCAAAAGCCCCGACGAATATTCGCCGGGGCTTTTTTTGTCCTTTATCGCCCTGTTTTACCTATTTATCTTTGACTTGAATAAAAATAAATGCGTATGATATCGGATGAAATTATTAAAGATAAGTTTGTTACTGACATGCTTCGTAAAGGGACAAACAAAGTATTTGATCTTCAAAGTCAGGTGGCTCATGAACTGCTACATGAACGAACTGGACAGTTATTTGCCAATCTCAACGAGCGAAAATTTGGTATTGCCGGGACCGGATTAAAATACCAGGTAACCGTTCGAATTTTGAAATATCTGCGATTTAATGAAATCCGATCTAATTGGGGCCTTCGTGGTAAACTTCATCTGTATAATAGAATAGTTTGGAGAGTCCTTTGGGGCGAAACCCTACCGGCCATCAAGTTTGGTATGACCGACGAAATTAAAGCTGCCATCCGTCAGCAATTGGCCGAAGCCGGACAACAACTAGAACTACCATTTGAATTATAAATAGATGTAAAGACAATGCATGTATTGTCTATAACAATATACGACCATGGCAAAACTTCAAGATGATGAGATAAAGTGGATTCTTTCCCTCGATGCATCCAAAACGCAACAAGAAATTTACAAAGTAACCCAAGCTAACAAAGAGCTTACAAGCTCTAACAAAGCCATTCAAAAGGCAATGTTAGATTTGGAAGGACAGGGTAAAAAGAATTCAGATACATGGAATAACCTGAAAGCATCTTACGATCAAAATGCTGACAGTATTTCTAAAAACACACTCCTTATCAAAGAGCATGAAAAAACGTTAGGCATTGATGCTATGACTATGAATCAATTGAAAAAATCGGCTAATGATTTACAAAGCCAGTTGAATAATACGTCGAAAGAGCTCAATCCTGAAGCTTATTCCAAGCTTGAAAAAGAATTACAAACCACACGGGCTCGAATGAAAGAGCTACGTGATGAAACCAATAAACTTCCACAATCAAATGCTCAGCTTAAAGCTGAAATAGAAAAATTGCCCGGCATATTTGGCGAAATACAAACCAAAGCTGTAGCATCTTATCAGCTGATAAAGAATAAGACTGATGAGGTAATTGGTACAACCAAAATGCTGAAGCAGGCTATTAATGACAAAAAAGTTGCTGTTCAACTTGCAAAAGAAGCTGATGAAGCAGCTACAGCCGCTGAGTCATTGCTTAAAAAAGCTACCGCCGAAGGTACTGCCACCGCTGAAATGGCTACGGCTGCCGAAAAAGCACGTGCAGCAGCCACCGAGGCTTCCACTGTAGCTACTAGCATGGGATCTGCTGCCATGAAGATTTTTAAAATTGCCTTGGCAAGTACAGGAATAGGGCTTTTAATTGTAGCTCTTGGTGCTCTTGTTACTTATTTCACGGCTACAAATGAGGGTGCAAAAAAATTCAAACAGATCACAGCCGGTCTTAGTGTGTATTTTCAAGAGTTTTTATCTGTCGCCGGTAAAATAGGTGGTGTATTATTCGAAGCATTCAGCAAGCCGGGTGGAGCCGTTACGATGCTAACAGGTGCTATAAAACTGGCATTATTACCTCTCAGAACGATATTCACCCTATTTAATGACATAAAACAAGGCAATTTTGGTGCAGCTTTAACGCACATTAAAGAAGCTGGTATCGATGGATTTAAAGGGCTAAAAGATGTTGTAACAGGTTCATTGAACACAGTAAAAGATTTAGGAGGTGCAATTTCAGATAGTGGAAAGATCATATCTAAAGTAAATCTTAATACCATAAATTCGAATGCTAAACTGGCAATGGAGACAGAGGTTTCACGTCAGAAACTAACCAAAGCCGAACGCGAATGGCAATCGGAACGTATCCGAATTCAGGGCGAAATAGATGTATTGGAGAAAAAAGCATCTAAGCAGTCAACTTTAAGCTCAGCCGAAAAGTTGGCAGCCGTAAAAAAGGCCAAAGAAATGCGCGTTTCCATGTTTAATACAGATTTAGAGTATTCAAAGAAAAATGAAGAGCTTGTAAACAAAGAGCAAAGTTTTCGCTCAAAGAAGGATTACCAAGCCATTCAGGATGCAAAGAACAATACTGCTCAACTTGTAGCCGATAAGGATAACCGAATTCAGGGACTACAAAATAAAGAAGGTAAAGCCAATGCCGCACTGCTATCATCTCAGGCAGCAGCTTACAAAAAGCAACAGGAATTAAAGAAAAAATGGGAGAAAATTCTTTCCGACTCATCGGGATTGCTCGAAAATGAGGATTACAAATATCAGGAAAAGCTGAAATCTGAAAACTTGTTTGGAGTTTCATTGGAAAAATTATCGAAAGATCAATTAGATAGGCGTATTGAACTTGAAGATAACTATTACAAAAAGCTGAAGGATATAGCTTTAAAAGCTGAAACCGAACGTTTCAATTTAGTGAAGAAAGAAGCCGGTTTAGATGGAGATTCCTCCAAGTTCAAAGGTCAACAACTTGAAGCTTATCAGGTATTGGTTGCAGATCATGAACGAAATGTAACTAAAATAACATTAGAAGAAAAGCAAAAGCGCGAAGACTTTGAAGCATCTGCCGATAAAGCCATTTTGGATTCGCTTGTGAAAACGAATGATTCTCAGCTAAAAGTAATTGATGCAACTAAAAATGCTAAACTTCAAGCGGCAAAAACGGAATATGCTGATGGAAAACTTACCAAAAAGCAATATGAAGATGAGATTGATGTGATAAATTCAGGTGGTTTGGCCGATCGTCTTAAAGCACAACAGGAATTCAATGACCTGATTGCAGGCTTAGAAATGGCTGCAACCCCCGAATATATTGCCGCATTGCAAGCAAGTCAGAAAGCAATTTCTGACACTCAGAGTCAGATTGATGATGAGAAAATAAAGAAACACGAAAAATTAGAACAGGAAAAGAAAAAAATAAGCACCAAGTATGCAAAAGATTCTATACTTGGTGAATATCAATTAAGAAAAGCAGCCAATGAAAAGGAGTATTCAGAAGGATTAATATCAGAGCAAGATTATCAAAATGAAAAATTAAAGATAAAACTTGACGCGGCAAAGAAATATACTAATCAGGTAGGAGAAATAGTTTCTGCCGGATCCAATTTTGTCACCTCGCTGCAAAGTGCCGAAACTACAAGTGTTCAGGCTGATTATGCCAAGAGAATTGCAGCATTAAACCAAAATGATTCCGATTATGCTTCTAAAAAAGAAGCGTTGCAACATGATCAGTCAGTGGCCGAACTGGATGTTCAGAAAAAATATGCTGATGCACAATTTGAAATACAAGTGGCTCAAATTGGTGTATCTACTGCTACCGGTATTATGAATGCATGGGCTTCGGCTATGACTTTAGGTCCGGTTTTGGGACCTATTGCTGCTGGTGTAATGACTGGATTATTGGTTGGTACAGGCGCAGCTCAGATAGCAGCAGCATCGGCCGAAAGAGATAAAGTGAAAAATACGACTATTGATTCCTCTTCTACTTCTTCTACTTCAACAAGTATTTCGGAAGGATATGCCGACGGAGGATACGATCCTGATGGTGGTTACACGGGTGATGGTGGCCGGTACGAAGTAGCCGGATACACTAATACAGGGAAACCGATACACAAAGGCGAATATTATGTTGCTCAGCCTGAAATGGCAAATCCGGTTGCCGCTCAATTGGTAAGAAAACTCGAAAATATTCGTCAACAACGAACATCCAGTAATCCTCTGCCTGCAGGTTTTTCCGATGGTGGATACGATCCTGATGGTGGAATCGGTTCATTAGGAGGAAGTAGTAAGTCCGTTTCTGACACTGCAGAAAAACTATCAAAAGCGATTGAAGCATTTAATGATAAACCATTAGAAATAAACTATTGGGATTTCAAAAAAATAGAAAAAAAAATAACTGATTCGTATAATTTAGGTTCGAGATGAAAATAATAGATAAAAATTCCGGCAAAAACTTTGATATCCCGGATAAATTCAAAATAAGCATTGATAAGTCAAACCCATTTCTTACAACACAGGGTACAATATCACTGCCTGTTACATTTCCTTATACCGATAATAATATTGAAATTCTGGATAATCCGCAGAGATTTGATAGAGCTTTGAAACTGGCTATTAAAATACCGGTTATTATTCAGGCTGGTATTTATCAGCGAGAATCTACGTTGCAGATAACTAAGGTTCAACGACCAAATGCCTATCAAGCTGGAAGTATTACCGGAACATTTCTACTGGATGAAGCTGTTTTTTACAACCAGATGAAGGATGTGTCCATGCAAACGCTGTTCTCAAAGATAATTCGAAAAGACTTTACTGGCACAAAAAAACAAAATATTGCTTCATGGATAGATTATTTGGAAAAAGTAATGACAGGAGAAATATCCGATGATTTTCATATATTCCCGGTTTGTACGTCACAAGCCAATGCTGGAACTACTACCGAAGTAAATGGATTTCTCAATCATGTTTCGTCCGGACTTACCGCCAATTCAGCCAATGGGCTTCCTTATTATAGATTATCCGGACGAAATTTACGAACAATGACTATCGATTCAGCATCCGTAACAATTCCGATTGGATATGAGATAACTCCATTTTTAAAGTTTAGCTACATTCTGAATACAATTTTTTCAAGTTACGGATATGCGCTTAATCAGGATTATCTGACAAAATATCCTGAATTCCAAAAAATAGTGGAGTTGAACAATACTTGTGATGCCATTATGCTTGGCGTGATCAACTACGGGCAATTAGTTCCCAATAAAACGATAAATGACTATCTGAACAGTGTCAGATATCGCTACGGTTGCGAGTTCTTTTTGGCTGATAATGGTGTAGATGTAAAACTGGTATTCTGGAATGATACCTTAGAAATTTGTGATCTCGATTTGTCAAAGGTAATAATGAATACACCGGAAGTCTATTTTGTAGATCCGCAAACCGTAAAGCTCACATCCAATTATAGTAATAAAACAGAAACAGCTAAATATACAACATTCAATTCAATGCTTACTGCATTTGGAAATTTACCGGTTATATATGCAGCTGGAAATCCTCAAATATCTACAGATCCAAAGGTTTTTGTTGAGCAAATCTTGTTTGTTCAGAAAGAAATACGATATTATCATATTTGGATGCCTGAACCATGGGCACTCGATTATGAAGACTTGGGCGATGATTTATACGATTATTACATCGACGATAGTATAACTGCTATGGAATTTACAAGCCCTGACGAAGCTGTACCAATGGTTCGTGTAGATATGGGAGCGTCCAAAGATGTAACATCACTTTGGTCTACAGCTTCGCGTACCGATGTGTTTTTCATTCCTTACATTGGTAACACTATTTCTCAAAATAGCTCTGTAACTTCAACCAATGCAACCGATTGCCCTATCATGTTTTGTTATCATTTTGGTCGTCGGGTTGGAGATTCTGCTGTAAATCTTGGAAAGGTATTCTGGGGAACCACCCATCGTTTCGATGATACAGGTACCCCATGGGGTAATATAAACCTAGTATATAACGGGCCAAATGGACTTTTTGAGACATTTTGGAAAAAGTTTGATGATGTTCTTCGTAATTCATATCAACCGGTTTGGGTTCCGGTGAATTTATCAATTTATGAAGCATTTAACTGGGATGCCAGTAAACAAAAATTATTAAGCGGTCAGCCACTTATCTCCACGCTATTGAAGTACGAAGTTTCAGATACTGGTATTACTGTTACTGATGCCGAATTTTGCACAACAAAATTATATCTGGACAAAATAATATTCACCTATAAATGGAGTGGCTTTGTTTGTGAAAAGAGACAGATAAACTTAGCTACAACCAGTTATTATACTAAAGTTGTCCAAGGTGTTAACTTCTATTATATAACAGTAGATTTTCAATATTATGTAGAATCAAATATAACTGTTAAGGTTGTGACTGATAATGGAACTGTATCTGTGACTGTTCTTTCCGGAACAAAACAAGGACAAAGTGTAAACTATTCAGTTCCATTTAATGACGCTGTAATTGCCAACATTAGTCCAGCATCGGATACTACTTATAATTATCAGTCTGGAACGACGGCAGCATATCAGCAAACCGGATATCAGCGCCCGACATCATTAATCGTAAAAAAATATGATCAAATCGGATTGCTATTGACAGATGAAATGTCTTTACTGGATCAATTTGTACATAATTCAGTAACATTTGCTGCTGTAACCTCAGATGTCATTGATAGAATGAATTTAGATCTATACAATGCCCGCGTGTTGAGTTTTAATGCCAATGTAAGAATTAAATATCCAGATTTAATTCTACCTGATTCCGGATATCGGGTTTTGAATATCGACGTTTGCCCTATAGGATAGGTGTCAACTGTCCTTTTATAAAGAAAAGCATTCATATATTTTTGTTTATCAAAATCAACAAAATATATGAATGCAACTAAAACGCCGGCCGAATATTCATTTGTACAAAACCCTATTGTTTTCGTTTTTACAAGTGATTCAGATGCAATGAAAACTTTCACTGTTACATTTGCCGGTAAAAGCTTTCAATTATCCAGTTATCCATTTCAGGTTGACAATATCTATAAACTATCGTTAGATATTTCCGATTTACTTCGTAATCTATTGCGCCCTACTTATGATGCAACAGCCACCCATCAGGTTGGATTAACTGATTTTGTTCAGGAATATCAGGTGACCGAAGCCACTACAAACTACAGTTTCACGGGTAAAGTAATACCAGGTGGTTTATCAAAGGAATATCAAAAATACCTGATCAAAGAAGGTACCGATGCATTTGCTTTCAGATTTCTGAATCCATTGGCTAACTTCCTGTTCACTACCCGCACAGATTCTAATGTAATGACTCTTTCCCGTAAAGAATTAGCATGCATGTTTTTTCTATCTCCAAGTGCCGACCAGATATCGGTATTAACCGATAAAGGCGATAAGCTAATATTACAAACAGCTGTTGCCGGGATTCCGTGCATGGTAAATTTACCTGTTTGGTTAGAATCGCTTCCTGATTCAGGATCGGTCAACACGGTTTTTTTCTGTGCAAATGATATAAAAGTAATAAAGATCAATATTATAGATCGTTTTTCGGAAGAAAGTTATCTGCTTAAATTTCGAAATTCCTTAGGTGCTTACGAATTTTTAGAGGTTACCGGAAAAGGAAATAGAGCACCGGTTGCCGGTGATGATAATTCTTACAACGTATTTGACGAAGATATTCAGGACTTTAAAAAAGCCCGTCCCCGTGTTGCATCCACCGACGTGAAGACCGTGGAAACCGGCTATAAATCGACTGAAGAACTTTATTTTATTGGCGACTTATTATCATCCAACGCCATTTGGTTTATTGATGACCAGCGAAAGCAGAAATGTACGGTAACATCTGAAAACTACCAGCATGCTTTGAGGCAAGTGACACCCGAAAGCATAACACTGAAAGTTACACCAGTAACTACAGAATTTTTTTTTTCGCCCATGATTGATATCAACACCATTTACCAGATACTGGCAACTGAAGAGGATGAATACATTTTAACCAATGATAACTATATGATAGGCGTTTAACTATGGCTAAGATTATAACAAGAAAATTTACTTCCGGATTTACACACTGGATTGACACATTGCCATCTGGTATTAGGTTCCTTTTTCAACACCCAATTACGGGTGAATCATATTGGATATCGCGTGAAAAGTTTCTGGAAAACTATTCATCCGGATCTACTTCCGGTGGTGCAACGGCTTATGAGATATATGCTGCTACAACATCCGATCGTCCAATATTATCGGAATCAGACTGGATTGCTTCACTTCATGGTCAAGCTGGGGAAATACCTTATATAGGTACCAATGGTAACTGGTGGGTAGGGACTACCGACACAGGGATACGTGCACAGTCAACCACTGTTACGCCGACTATATTCATATCAGGTATTAAAAAAGGTATGACTATAGAATGGTATGATCCGGATAATATACCTACCGGGTTTGTATTGAGCGATGGCAACTACAATAATAATTTTGTCCCTATAAATGGTATCGTTATTCCAGATCATCGTGATGTGATGCCAATGGGTTATAACCCTGCAAAACCAGCTACCCCAACTGATGTTTCGGATGATACAGAAAATTACGGGAAAGTTGGTAATACTGGTGGGGCAAATTCTCATAAGCTTACTCAGGATGAATTACCGCCGACATTTTTCTATATTTTCGCAAATTCTAACGATCCGGGGGATAATACGCAAGATTCTAATCCGCTTGCACCTCCTGTATGGTCAACTAATCATAAAAAAGGTAACCAAGACTACGATATATATGCCAAACCGGGAGCTGTAGCCTCTATTGGTGTGACCAATACCATCGGAAAGGGAGTTGCAATACCTATGCGCCCAAAGTATGGTGTATTTTGTTACATCACAAAAGTATCGGACGACGACCAAAATATGGAAGTCGGCGGCCAGTTTATTGATCCGATACCTGGCACCAATATCCTGATCAATAAAACCGATTTGGCACACCCCGTCTTTTCGGTTGATATGACAAAGGTTGAAAGCATTGTCAATTCGGATGCTAAATTGTTGAACAAAGTTGACAAAAACGGAACAGATAGACTTATTACTGAAGCTGAGATCGCTGAATTTCGTGGAAAACAAAATAATCTAGGATTCACCCCGGAACAAGCCGGCGTTGCTGAGCAATTAATTGAGGCTCTAAAAGACGGTGTAACTTCCGATGGTGATACGCTGAAAAAGCTGTATGACCTTATTGTTAGCCGGTATTCTGAAATTACTGTTGCCAATATAGCTGATAGGGATGCTTATAATATAACCAAGTTACCAACCTCTGTATTTGTTCAGGACGACGGAGATTCCCGGTGGGCGTTGTACAAAGCCACTTCTACAGGTACCAATGCATCGTATATTAAACTATCAGATCCGGACCTACTTAATTCGGTTATGTCTGCTTCGCAAATAGCAGCTGCTTACGAATCTGTCCCCGATGTAAACCGCTTTACAAATGCATACAAATTAGAGCTTGAAACTGCTTACGGATGGGGAAACCATGCTGATGCAGGTTATTTGAAAACTGAAGCTGCATTCAATTCATGGAATAAATCAGACGGAATTTCCATCAGCAAATCGCAGATACGCGATTTTCCCGACTCGTTGAAGAGTACATACGCGCTAACCATTAATGGAGCTGCCGGCTACTCGAAGGTTTATGATGGTAGCTTACCCATTTCAATAACTTACTCAGATGTCAATGCAGCTCCAGCCTCTACAGTTGGATTCCCCGGTTTCGGATCTACACATTATTTAGCAGCTTATGGTGACCATGCTCATGCGGGTATTTATGAGCCAGTAATTACATCCGGATACTCCAACCAATATTGGCGTGGTGACAAAACATGGCAACTTATGCCTACATCCTTGCCTGCATCCGATGTTTACGCGTGGGCTAAAGCTTCAACTAAACCATCTTATTCGTGGTCGGAAATAGGAAGCAAGCCAACAACACTAGCCGGATATGGAATTACTGATATGGGTAGCCAGTCAGTAAACTATGCAAATAATGCAGGTAACGCAACAGGATTGTCTCATTATCCTTCAAGGACTGATGGAGCGTGGTATAATGTTGTTTGGGCATCTGGGTCTCCATCACCAATGTATTCGTGCGATGCAATACAAATTTTATCTTCTACCGGTACTTTAAAGGCAACAACTTTCCAAGGTGCGGGAACTGGATTAACTGGACTTGCAAATAGTTTAAGTGTATACGGTTCAACTTACAGTTCGTATACAGAATATGTAGCTAACGATTCAGCATATATGCGTTTTCATTGGTCTGGGCAAGGTGGGCAGCCAACTTGGTTATGGGGGTCTGGTGACGCATCAAATATGTATGTCTACAACCCGTCAAACTTTAGTGTGAACTATGCTAATACTGCTGGTCACGCAAATGATGCCGTAACGAAGCAGGATGGTTCACGATATGCGACAGACTTCAACTCTATTATGACATCAGGATTTTATAATGCAGAAGGAAATCCACCAAATAGTCCTGGTGCTTACGGACAGCTAATAGTAGCTAAAGGAATTGATACAGGGCTTCAAATATATGGCGGATACGCTAATGACAATCTATGGTTCAGAGGTTGGGGGGGAAGTGGAAGTACTTTTTATTCATGGAGAAAAGTTTGGCATGATGGTAACTTCACTCCGTCAAACTACTCGTTGACAACACATACCCATGATTACGCAACACACCGCGGTGAAGGCACTAACTATGTAGACTATTCGAGATATGTGTATAATAACGGAGCTTACAGCGGTAGTGGATGGGTTGAGCCTTCAGATTTAGGCGTGCGGTATGCGGCTAGCGCAGGTAGTGCATCATATTTAGGCGGATACACTGCGGCTCAATTAATAGCTGCTGGTGGTACTGCCTATGATGGTGGCCACAATTTTCCTAGTAATAACGGGTATCAAAAATTTACCAATGGTTTAAAAATTAATTGGGGATATGTTGATATGAATAATGGTGCGACTGCAACTGTTTCATTTGCATCTCCCTTTACGACTTACCTATTTTATACAGGTTGTCAGAATGCTACGACTGGCGGATATTCTGCGAATGGTAGCACAAATAATACTCTATTTAATGTAAATTTAAATGGCATGAGCATATTCAATGGCTCAGGCAATATCCGCATTACATGGATTGCTTTTGGAATTTAATATCAAAACAATTATAAACAGTTAAAAAACAAAATCATGGAGATTACAACAACTTCAGAAACACTGAATCGAAGTGGAAAAACTACTATTGGAGACTTTGATTATGTATTGAATTATAACGTACTTAGTTCGAAATTAATTAATGTAAGCGGGCAGATTAGTAAGAAAGGAATTGGCATTGGGAGCTTCAATATTCCAGACCTAAGCAGCTCTAATTTCTTTGTTAATTGTAGTTTTAACAGCTCGTCATTATTAGTTGACAGACAAACAATCATTAATGATGTTGATGCCATTTACAATAAGTTATTAACTGACGTAAGTGCTAGCACTAACGCTTAAATCTATTTTATGAAGACAAACGGAAAATTAGTAGAATTATATGACTCATTACAGTCTGCAACGCAAATTGGTGAAGTAGATGATATGGTGAGAGTGTTTAAAAACATCAAGTTGATGGAGCCAATAGTGTATCCTTTATTAGAGAGTAAAAAACTTATCGATAAAATGCTCGACAATTACCGTCGAGAATCATCCGCACTATTTCAACAATTCGGTGATGATTTTGGAAATGGCTTGTCCGTACCTCCGTATCATATTAAGGAGGATGGAAAACTGGATTTCAGCAAACCGAACCCAAAATACGTAGAGTTCAAAATCAAAATGAATGAACTCAAAGCCGTACATCAGGATGACATTGATAAGTACGAAGCAAAGTTAGCTTCATATAACCTCAAGATGGATTCAAAGGTTAGTGATGCCGAATTACGAAAACTGAAATTCACACAAATTGATCAGGAAAATTGCAAGATTTACAAAGAGATAAATCTTGTGCCGTGGTTTGAATTTGGACTTGTGAAAATTTAAAAATAAAATGTGATGAGTGCGAATACAATCGATTTCAAAACTATAGCAGGATGGATAATTGCCATTTTATTGGCTGCATTTTCCGGAACGTTAGCTAGTAATTCTCGCAATTCCGATTTAGAGAAAGATAATCGGGAGTATAAAGTGCGCATTGAAATACTAGAAAAAAATCAAGACAAAATACTTAATTATGTGCAGAATATTAATGACGCTGTAATTCAAATAAAAGCGAATCAAAACACAGAGTAAAATGGCAAATCGATCAGAATTTTTAAAATTGAAACAATCGGACTTTTGGAAAGGATTGATTGTAGCCGGTTTTTCATCGGCAGTGAGCACAATAGGTGCAGCAGCTTCAATGATTGTTGATTTCTCAACATTCGAATGGAGTACGTTACTGAAGGCATTTGGTATCGGGGCTGTAATAGGATTTTCAGGATACATATCAAAGAATCTGTTCTCTAACAGTGAGGGCAAACCATTTAAAAAAGAAAATAATGAGTAAAATAGACACACTACACCCGCTTATTAGAGCGGAAGTTCAGACACTTGTTGATAAGATTAATAGCAGTGTTTTGAAAGGAAATGTAAAGATGGTAGTCACGCAAGGACTTCGAACTTTTGCAGAGCAGGATAAACTTTATGCGCAACGTCCCAAAGTAACTAATGCCAAAGGAGGTCAGAGCATTCATAATTATGGATTGGCTTTTGATTTCTGTTTGGCTGACGGTGGAAAACTGATTTGGGATACTAACAAAGATTTTGATGGAGATAAAATTCCCGATTGGATGGAAGTGGTAAAAGTATTCAAAGATGCTGGTTATGCTTGGGGTGGTGATTTTAAAAGCATCGTGGACAAACCACATTTTGAAAAGACCTTCGGCCATACGTGGCAACAACTTCTTGCTATTAAACAATCAGGCAAAACCGAAAACGGCTATGTCATATTAAAATAATGCCATGAAAACAAAGAAAAAAAACACAACTTGGCGGAATATAGTAGCCGCATATATCCGGGGTGAACGTTTCCGGATGAATCCGAATAACATCGACATTCTTCGGCATACAAAAGCTTTTCAGCTTGGATTACTTCTATTCTCAATGTTCCTCATAGTTTCATGCTCCGGCACGAAGAAACTGGAGAAATCGAACGTGACATCCAATGTAAAATCGGAAGTCGGTGTACAAAAGCAATCTGACGAAAAACAAAATCTGCAAGTTACTTCTGGATCTGAACAGGTCCAGAATAAAACAACCGATTCTTCGGAATCAAAAACAACGAATAAGGTCACAAAAGTAACCGATTTCGATACGTCAAAACCAACTGATCCCGTAACCGGTAAGCCACCGGTTCTTCGCGAAACGGTAACCGATGAAAATGAAATTACGAATAAAAATGACAAGACCGAAGAAAATTTGAATGCTAAGCTAAACATTCAGACGAATTATAATCGGCAATTAACCCAAAAAGTCGATAGTCAGGCAAAGGTTATTTCAAAGTTACAATCAAAAACAGAGGTTAAGACAACGCCGGTTAGTAACTGGTGGAAATGGCTACTTGCCGGAATAGCAGTTGGTGCGTCACTCGTTTTCTTACTTATTCACTTTAAATGGTATGAGTTGATTTGGAATTGGATAAAGAAAATATTTAGTTTGATAAAGGGGGGATAAAAAAGCCCCCATCTCCATTCACCGGCTCTCAGGCGGTTAAAATGACAAAGGTGCACAAACACCACGACAGAGGCTAAATGCCTTTTCGTTGGTGTTTGTGCACCTTTTTTTTATGAGCTTTGAGAGCGTCACAAAAGTATATATTAGTTTTTAAATAGAAAATAAAAAAGAATGAAAAATTACAATCAATCGCCTCTACCCTTTCAGGGGCAAAAACGTCGATTTATGGCCGACTTTAAAACAGCTTTAAAAGAGTTTAAAACAGCACCATTATTTATTGATCTATTTGGTGGTAGTGGTTTGCTGAGCCATTGGGTAAAGCAACAGTTGCCGGATGCAACAGTTATTTATAATGATTTTGACGACTATCATTTGCGAATAGCTAACATTGAGTGTACGAATGCATTGTTGGCTAAGTTTCGCACGATTCTACAGAATTATCCTGCAGAAAAAATTATCAGTAAAGAGGCCAAAGAACAGATTCTACAGGCTATTGCATTTGAAGAAAAAACAACCGGCTTTGTCGATTACATTACTATATCTTCGAGTCTGTTGTTTAGCATGAATTACGCAACCAGTTATGCTGAAATGTCGAAACAAACGATGTATAATTGCATTCGCAAGAATGATTATGATCCAGCTGATGATTACCTGAAGGGCATTGATGTTGTAAAGCAAGATTACCGGGAATTATTTGATCGTTGGAAGCATATACCAGGTGTCGTATTTCTAGTTGACCCGCCATATTTGAGTACTGATGTGAGTACTTATACGAATTATTGGCGTTTAAGTAATTATTTAGATGTGTTACAGGTGCTAAAGAATACGAGTTACTTTTATTTCACTTCGAATAAATCATCAATAATTGAGTTGACCGATTGGATTGAAAAGAATTTAAAAGCTGATAATCCATTCAAGGGAGCAACTAAAAAAGAAATGTTCGCTAGGTTGAGCAAGAATGCCGGTTATACGGATATAATGCTTTACAAAAGAGTCTAAACACAAATAAAAAAGGCATTCATTGCGAATGCCTTTTTTCTATCTCATATTTCAGAGGTAAATTGATTTACGCTACTATCGTTTCGTGGTATTCTTTTTCTCAGATACACCTCAGTGGTTGTATAGCTTTTATGACGCAAATGCGTTTGTAAATCATAGGCCTTTACTCCATTCTCACTGAGCTGAATTGCACCGGTGTGCTTCCAACTGTAAAATTTGTATTCTTTTGAGATGCCTAAAAAATCTCTATATCGATTAAATCGATTTCTCATCGTGTTTTTTCCTAAAGGTTCCGTACCCGGACATCCATTTTTACCAAAAATATATAGGCTATGATAGTAATCATCCAGATGCATTCTTTTCATTTCGGCAATTAGAAAATCAGGTATAACAACAATTTCTACCGTTGAATTTTTTGCTTCTATATTTGGGATCCTGAAATTCTTCTTTTCAAAGTCTATCCATTGAATTTTCATTAGTCGTAATTCGGTACCCGGTCGTATTGCGCAGTAATATTGAATTTCACATGCTAACCAAAGTTGAGGGTCAGATTTTGAAATAACTTCTTTCAATTTTTCCCGATCGCTTTTGTGTATTGGTACTGCAGCACAATCTACGACTTTTCCCATTTTAGGAATGTTTGTTGCAGGGTTAAAGTCTATTCGTTTATTCTCAACCTCATTTTCGAAAAATGCATGCACACATTGGATATATTTTTCAATTGTGGCTCTACTTAATCCTTCTTTGGAAAGATGCATTGCAAATTGTTTAATGTGCTCACGATTTATGTTTCTTATATTAAGATCGTTTAGCCTTTCTTTTTCGAGCCATGCATTGAATAATCGCAATTTAGATTGAAAATCCATGTATGACTTTGGATTCTTCAATGATTCTTTCTTTATCTCTAAGAATGCGCTTAGATACGTTCTGAACGTAGTTACAGACTCTCTGTATTTTCCGTGAATTTTAGCTTCATTTCTGTACAACAATTCGTCTGCATATACTTTTGTTATATCTCCATTCAAATATGCACCTGATTTTAGCCACTCAGTCTTCTCCTGAATGACTTTATTGGCTATTTTGGTACGTTCCTCACGGGTGCCTATATTTAAGCCTTTATAATGCCTTCCTTTTTTTTGATCCGCGTCACCTGGAATACGATATTTCCATTCTACATACCAAGCACGATCAAGTGATCCATCTCCATTAACAAGGTGCGGAAAAATGATAATAGTCTGCTTTCTTGACATAATCGTCTGTAAATTTGTGGTAACCTATTGAACTATAATAATATAATATAAAATAGACTATTTTTAAAAGGTCTATAAACGACTTAAACGCCGATAATCATAAAGATTATCAAGCGTTTAAGAAATTTTTAGTGGAGCTGGAGGGAGTCGAACCCTCGTCCAAACAAGGAAATAATAAGCTTTCTACATGTTTATCTTCGCTTAGATTTTCGTGCGTAAGCAAGACCAAAGCCACCAACCTACACCTTATCCTTTTTATTTCATCACGCCTCCAAGGCTAAGCGTGACTATCTTCGATTTATCCGCATCTCCTAATCATTGGCCTCGAAGCGACGGCCGCCGGGAAATGTCTCGTTTCAATACCTAGTATCGAAATTAAGCTTATCTACTGTGATTCGATTAAGCAGCAAGAGCGTAGTTATTTTCGCCAGTTATAATTTTGAGACTCTGGATTTACGAGCTGTTTTCTCAAAGCTCGACATGCTTACATATCAGTTCTACCTGCTGTCAAAACCAAACAGCCCCTTTTTTTAGTTGATAGTTGTCAGTTGATAGTTGACAGTTTCGCTATCAACTATCAACTAGTAACTTTGAACTATTTTGCGTAACTTACCGCTCTCGTTTCTCTGATAACGGTAATTTTTACTTGACCCGGATAAGTCATCTCATCTTGTATCTTCTTTGCAATATCGAAAGATAACAATTCTGTTTCTTTATCATCTATCTTGTCAGCTCCTACAATTACGCGTAATTCGCG